GGAGGAAAGAGAGAAAATTACAGATATAGTGGAGTAATAGTAGAAGTAGGTTCTAATTATTATGTTGCCGATATGGATTACCTTGATATTGATACCTACAACGGAGGATTTGTTCCCCAAGGTACATACTCAGATCAAACCGAAATTGATTACGAAAATACTAATGTTAGCATTTATCTAAATGGTTCTGGTAATGATCCAACCACGCCGTCAACAAACTTAAAGTCCTTTGGTTCTGGAACTCCTATAACTGTTGGACAAACAGATCCCACAGGAGTTGCTCACGGATCTCAGGATAGGATTTCCGACACTGACTCTACAGACATAACATATACAACAGAAGTTACTCATGTACGAGTTCCTGATCTTCGAGGTAAAGTTGTTCTTGGTGAAACTACAAATGGAAAAGGAACTGTCATCCCAGCAGATAGAGACTTCATCAGAGGTCAAATCGGTGGTGCGTATGATTTAATCCCTCTTCAAGTTTCTGCGGGTGCAGGTGATTGGTCTGGCACAGAACCAACTGATGCTATAGAAGCAGACAATCTTCAGCCATATGTTGGTATGAACTGGATCATCAAAAATACCCCAAGATCTCAAGCCGCATTCCTTGATAATCTGACTGCACAAATCCCTCTGGTTGATCTTACCGATGTCGATGCAACTGGCATGACTGCTGGTGAAATTTTAGTATACGATAGTAACCTAAATGCAGCAGACAAGTTTAGACCTGTTCTGTTATATAAAGGCGGATTCCCAGAGACTGCATCTGAAAAAAATGCTCTACAAGTTCAGGTGGATGGAACCAATAAACCAAGAATTAGTATCGGAAGTGGTGTTGATTCTACAGACGGTGTGCAAGTAAAACTTGACGGTATTTATAACGATAACTTTGCGGTATACCATCTAAGTTCGGATTCGACTCCAACCTTTGAGGTTAAGAAGGATGGAGTAGGAATTGGAACTGGCGCACAACCAATCGTAAATGATTCAGCGTCTGGTGTGGATTTAGCAATTGGATCTGGTGGTTTTAAATTTGCAAATCCCGCTTCCAATAGAGTTACATTCTTCAGAGACTCAGTACGAGTAACGGACACTAGTGACAACCACCTCGTTTCAGAGAAGGCGGTACGAGATGCGATTGGGGCCTCTCCAACTGTGGGTAAATATGGACAGAGTTGTGTGGACGCCAAGAGTACGGCATCATTCTTCTACAATTCGGCTAGCGGGGGGTCAAAGATTCAAGCGACAGAAAATAGAAGATGGTATTACCAATCAGGTAAACCAATCATGGTGGTTGTGACTTCCGGCGGACGACTTGGCTCGGATGTACTCCAAGCGATGTATTATCCACCCAACTCCAGTACGAACTTTGTATGTGCGATATACCAAGAAACTTTGAATCGCCAGCTCTCTTTCAGTCACAGTTGGCCAATGGTGGAGGGATCTAGTGTCAATATTCCATCAGGGTTCGACGTTCAGTCTGTCACAGTTTTTAAACAGGAATAGGAATACTTATTAATGGCATCATCAGCAATTAACATCAAGGGAACCACGGGTAAAGACGCACTTCGTAATTTATTATCGAATGCTGCGTTCGCTAATTGGCCTATAGGTTCTGCATTCACAATAACAACTTCACATAGTAAAAACAAAATAATTAGAACTACTGACAGTTGGAGTGTGAGGTATGTTACCGATAGAGATGGAACCACAGCGGACGTACTAAGAGTGGATAAAGATTTTCACCCTGTTGGCCAAGTCGAAGTTGCTGGTAATAATAACTTTTATCTACAAATGTACAACGGTGAAATATCAGATGGTACTAGTGCAGAACATTCAATCAGTTTGATGCAAAGAATTCCACGGGTAAAAACACTACAGTCTAACTCAGCAGTTCTTTCTTTCTGGGCGAGAGGTTCCGTTGTTGGACAAAAAATTGCAGTAGGATTCAAGCAAGTCTTTGGTGGATCTGGTGGTGCAGCACAATACGACGAATTCAATCAAGGTGCAACTGCTTCATATCCTTTCTATGTAAGAGGACAGGAAGTAACACTTTCAACCAATTGGAACAGAGAAGAGATTAGGTTTGAAATCCCTTCTATTACAGGGAAAGAAATTGGTAACAGTGGACCAAATTATCTAGAACTTAGTTTTTATCTACAGGCGGGATTAACTGCGGCTAGATCTAAAAACCTACCAGCGGGGATCAGTTGGGGAGGAGAGACATTTGATCTAGCGAATGTTCAACTCGAAAAAGGCGTTAACATGTCAGAGTTTGAAAATATTCAAGGTAGTTCTAGTTTCTCTAGTTCTGTCGGTGGAGCAAACATCCGTGCAATCGCATCTGGACAAATCACCCACTGGGCTGACACCATAGAAAACGCTGTAGCAGAAGTATATCAAGGAGTTACCCTAGCGGGAGCAGGACATGGTACTGCACATTTTGTAAACCTGAATGCAATAGATCCGTCAACAGGCGGAACTGGTAATGATTGTTTAAAATTTGGATCGTTTGCACAGACTAATGCAGGAAAGCCTATCGTAATAGTTTCTCCTTCAGTATCGGGACAAGACACTCTAGACGAATTGTTTGATGTTCAGACTATAGCAGAACAAACTACAGATAGAAGAATCGTCAAAGTAACATCGTTCTCTAAAGATAATGATGGTAATATTTTAAATCGATTATTGAACTTGTATGCGATGCAACTAGAAAGTATTTCATCCGAGACAAATCCAGGCGGCGGTGATGGGGGATCTCCTGGCGGCGGTGGTGGACCATCCGGTGGTGAAAGTTGCGAGGATCTTGGATGTGAAACATTAGCAAATGGTGACTGTGATTGTCCAGACGATAACGAAGAAGTCGACCTCCCCTGATAATAGTTCCATACATAGACTAGAGTAATATTCTTTCAAGGAAAATAAATGGCAGGTTCAATACAAGTAAAAAGACTTTCAGATTCGGTTAAGGTGATTAGATCATCACTGACTCTGTATGTCTCACAGTCGGGAATTGATACAAACAATGGACTTACCTCTAATACTGCTTTTGCAACCATAGCAAAGGCATTTACTTTCCTGCAAGATTATATAATTTTAGATTCTGCTACCGTCACTATAAGTCTAAGTGAGGGTATACACAGAATTGTAGAAGAAATTAAAGTAACCCACCCCCAAGGACATAGAATAATTTTAAAGGGTGCCAACGGTGTCTCAAGTGCAATCACAGCGATTGTGGGGTATGAAGATACCTCTTCCTATAGCGGAAGAGTGAATGGTTTAAACTACAGAGAACTATTCTACCCACTAGAAGGAGATGGTTCATCTGGGCCCGATGATGGTGCTAGATTTGACATGAAGGTTCTGTATGGATCAACCGCAAATGGTTTAACTTTCGATAATTCCACGGTAGGTAAGCATGTAATCATAACCCCACACAACAGCAATGGTGAAATACAATTTTTCTACAATAACTCCTCTCTTGGAAATAGTGGCGATGGGGTTACTGCAAGTTCTACTGCTGTGCAGAGATTTTCAGAAACTCATGATCTCATGGAGAGAATGTTTGTTTTCGGATCTCATGTAGTAAAAACTACACTATTAGATTTCGGTACAAACCCCACTCTAGAAAATAGAATTAGAAACAGAAACATTTATAGTGGCGCTTATAATTTAAACTCAGGAAGAAATCACGGAGCCGCAGATCCTAACGGATCTGCTGTTTCGGGAGAAGGTAGCGACACAGTACCGACAAGACTTATTCCCACTAAAATTATAGCAGCGGGTGATAGTAATGGATTAAGAATCACAAATTCCGCTTTAACTCTAGAAGATATTGCAATTGAAACGTTCGACCCACTGATCGATTCTGCTTCAAAATCCACAAGTTCTGCCGTAGTTGTAGAAGAAGGTTCAATTTTAACATTAAGACAAGGTCTTTCTATTAAAAACTTTGAGGTTGGTATTGAAGTAAAAAACCGATCACTACTGCGTCAACATGTAAAGGGAACTAATTTATTCCACAGCGTTTCCTATTGTGGAACTGGGGTATTAGTATCTGATAACTCACAGGCAGAACTTCATGGTTTTGTATCCACTGGTTGTTGGGATGATGGGTTTGTTGTTAATAATCAATCCAACGGAGAATACACTGCATGTGTTTCTGTCGGGAATGGTAAAGACGGATTCATAGCGACGAGAAATAGTAACCTTATTATAAACCGCTGCATATCGGCTTATAACTTTCAAAATTCTGCAAACAACTTTACATCAAATGATGAAGCAGGAATTGGATTTGGTTGTAAGTTAAACTCCAACCTAGAATGTGCGTCTTCCCTTTCATTCAGAAATGGATATGGTTTCTTAGCAGATAAAAATTCTTCAATGAATGTGACTTCTTCAGACACCAAAGATAATGTAAACAGATCAATAAGTGTTTCAGAATCTTCTGACGCTGTTGTAGGACCATATGTACATTCGTTCAACGATGCACATGGCGAATATATCAGTGATTCTTCTTTTGCCAGAAACGCTGATGTTCATTTTGAAGGATCAGGCTTAGACACCATCACTGGAATATCAGGAAGTGCATTCACAGTAGTAATGAATTCATCAGCAAATCTTTTGAATGTAGAATTAAACAGTTATGCTCAAAATGGTATAGAAACAATTTATGGATGTAGCACAGTTGGATTTAACCTAACTATATCTGGAGCATCAGGAATGGGAGGAGATGCAATTAATTGCACATACAATTCTCTTGCTAGACTTTCAGGTAGCACTTTAGGTGCAAGAACAACTAATAAGGTAGCATTATCAAATGGGTTTATCGAGTTTAACGGAGTCGAACTATAATGCCAGATGAAAGTAAAATTGTAATATACGACACCGAAACCGGTGAGTTGAAGAATATAATTTCTGATACTGAAACTAATAGAGAAATTGCTCTAGGGAATAACGAAAATATAGCTATAGTTCCCAAGGGACGCTATCTTTCATCAACACCAGATGAAAATAAGTCTTTATATAAGTCAACAGAACCCAGAAACGAAAGTTTCGATACAGATAAAACCAACAATATAAAAATTGCAGGACCAATTAGTTATGATATACCACAAAGACTTTTCAGCACGCACGCTGCACTGGGTAAGTTAATATTTGGAGGACAGTATCTCACTATTGGCGATGAAGGTATTAGTGGAAGAATAATAGGGTCTGGAGATGAACTAGAATTCTCATCTGGTCAGTCTTGGATATCAAACCTCAAATTAGAATTAGGCGACAATTTTCAAATTCTAGGTTCAAATAATACTCGAATAGACGGTATATACAAATTTACAGGTTCCAGTTCATATTCTTCAATATTCGCAACTAAACTAGTAGGAGCATCGGCTGGCGATTACGGATGGGTGGGTGCGTCAGGTGGAACTATCAACCCCAACTTAAGAGCAATACGACTTCAAGAAGTTGATGGATCAGTTTATGGTGTAAGTTCAGATCATGATGGTTGCGGAATATACAAGTATGGTGAAAGTGTAGAACAAAGTTTTTATGAAGTAAATAATTCAGATGATGTTATCCATTCGACTGATCAGGTCGTCTTTGGAAACTCATCCGCATTCTTTGACGGGGGAAATGGTACAGTAGGACCTTTCCTGTCGGTGAACAACAATAGAGGATTTACTTTTGATAGTTCTTCCAAATATTACTTTAAGATGGATAGTTGGATTAGATTTAGAGGAAACCCCAGCGCAGATGCTATCCTTTTAGGTAAGGCTGGAAAAACTACAACTTCGGGTGGTGTGTTTAGATTAAGATACGAAACAAGTCCAACTTCTTTCGTGTTTGATTATTCTACTAACGATGCAGGATCTGATTATAATAATACCCTATCAACGGGAAACTTAGGTGTGTTAAACCTCAGAACGTGGAATCACGTTCAAGTCGAAGTCGGAGATGTTGAAGGTAGAATATATGTCAATGGTATTTTAAAAGCGGTATCTTCTCTAGGATCTACAGAAGAAATATTTACGGAAGATAGTTCCCCGTTTGTTATTGGAGCGGACGATGACGGAACTTCACCCTTTCATGGATATATGGATCAAATTCATCTAAGATTTGCAAAGTCAACTGAAGCAGGCTCAACTTTGATGCTTGCTAAAGACATATATGATATAGCAGGAACCACTAGTGCAGGTGCAACTTTAGCCGTTGGTACAACTTTCGCTTTACCTACGTTCGGCTCTACAGGAGAACAGAATACTAAACTACTGTTCAACATGGATGGTGTTAATAATTGTACAATATTCACCGAGGATGGGTTGAATGTTGCCGAATCCAAAGTAGAAACATACGACGAAGATAGACGAGTCATGTACATATCTGACTTTGGATTCACTGGATCCAATACAGGTTATGCTGTTTCTGGAGCATACGTTCACGGATATAATCAAGGTTTGACCGTAGATGCCACTGCTGGAATAACAGGAAACAGTCATGCAATTAGACCATTAGTTGGAATTGAAATTGGATTAACTGCTCAAGGTGTAACACTGACAGGACATATAAACAGTCTAGTGGCGGCAGAAGAACTTTCGTTAATCCGAGATGTTATAGGTGTACCAATGGCTGGAACAAGTTTAGCCAGTGGAGAGTTCTCCAGTCTCTTTGCTTTTGGTGGAGCATCATTCGGAACAGGAGGAACAGGTCCAAACGGAAGTACTACAGGATCTCAAGATTCATTATCTCTGTATGCTACGACCTCAAATCTGGGTAGGATTCAAGAATTGAACGAATTGGTGGGGGCTTGCTCTGGTGTAAGCGGAGATATATTCTACCTAGTAAATTCAGACGGGGGCAACTTCGGGATTTTCGGAAAAGAAATATCATCACTTCTCACCGATGTATTAGTTTACAGAAACACAAAGAGAACTACACAAGAATCGAATGTTAGTGAGATTAAATCTGCAACAACTTTCCAGGCACTTTCAACAAGCGGAAAAACAATAGCCACAACAAATTCACTACAGGGCTACAATTTACAAACCAAGGGTAGCGGAACTGTATATTCGTTTGGTAGTGGCCCTTGAGTTTAAAGTTTGTTCAAGACGAAACTTCAGTAAACATAAACGGAAAAGTTTTTTCTTTGGATCTCTTTCTCGCACTGAAACCCGATTACAAATTACTAGATGGGTGGAGAAGAGTTTACATTCAAAACAAAAAGCATTACATCACCAAAAATAAAGCTATATTACCACGAAAGATTCCTTGGGTAGATGGTGATGATTACATTACTAGGGTAAGTGATCTTGTTTACTTAAAAGATTATATGAATAAGGAAGAAATATCTTTATGATTCATACATATAGTAAAGGAGATTCTAATGCCACAACCTAGCACAAGAGAAGAATTAAAACAATATTGCCTCAGAAAATTAGGTTCACCTGTCATAGAAATCAATGTAGACGATTCCCAACTTGAGGATCGGATTGATGAGGCATTAGAACTTTATACCGAGTACCATTATGACGGTGTTGAAAGACGATACTACAAGTATCAAATAACACAAGAAGATATGGATAGAGCAGCATCTGATCTCAACGGTGGATATATTTCAACAGACGGGATAGATTCCAGTATCGTTAGTGTTATTAAGTTATTCCAATTCTCGGAAAGCACAGTGAACATGTTTGATGTTCGGTATCAGATGTCTTTAAATGACTTCTATGGTACTAGAACAGGCATGGGAAATATGCACAATTACGTCATAACAAAAAATCACTTGTCTCTTCTTCAGCAGTTACTAGATCCAGAGAAAATGATTCGGTTCACCAGAACGACTAATAAACTTTATGTCGATATGAACTGGAAAGAAGATGTCGAGGTTGGAAGTTTTTTAGTATTTGAATGCTATTCCGCAGTAGATCCAGAAATCTACACAGAAATTTACAAAGATAAATTTCTAAAGCGATATACAACAGAACTTTTCCGTTACCAATGGGGAGCCAATCTCTCCAAGTATGATGGTATTCAACTACCAGGCGGCGTGCAGTTTAATGGTAGACAAATAATGGATGATGCAAAACAGAATTTAGATAAGATAGAAGAAGAAATGTCTCTCCGTTATGAACTTCCAATAGACTTTATGACGGGATGATCCTCCAATGGCAAAAAACAGTTACTTCAAAGATGTAAGTACAGAGAATGATCTTCTTAATGATCTGACTATAGAAACCATCAAAATTCACGGCAGAGATATGATCTATATCCCACGAACACTAGTCAACGAAGATCAGTTGTTCAGCGAGGATACTATCTCTAAATTTGAAAATGGCGTAGAGATAGAAATGTACATCAATTCAATTGATGGCTTTGGTGGTGATGGTGATTTCATAAGTAAATTTGGATTGGAAATTCGGGATTCTGTAGAATTGGTTGTATCGAAGAAAAGGTTTGAACAATCATTCTCACACGAAGAAACCATAGTAAGACCTAGAGAGGGTGATTTAATTTTCTTCCCACTCTCCAAAGGACTATTTGAAATTAAGTTCGTAGAGCATGAAAATCCATTCTACCAACTAGGAAAATTATACACATATAAACTATCGTGTGACCTATTCGTTTATAGTAACGAGGACATCGATAGCGGATTCAGCGAACTCGATAGTTTTGATGACGACAGAAAGACTCTTGCAGTAGACCTAAATCTGGGATCTGTAGTTGGTTCTGTCGTAAACTACTTTGATGGTGAAACCGTATATCAAGGTGAGTCTCTTGCTCTTGCAACCGCGACTGGTGTTGTTGTGGATTGGAATCCTACAAGCACCGTTCTCCGTATTGATCAGATCAAAGGCAGAGTAGATCCTAATGCAGACGATCTGGTGAGCAACATATCCGCATTTTCGGCAGGAACAAATGTCAAGGGTGAAAAATCATTGGCACAATATGCACTGGCTTCAACCGCTAATTCTGATCTGATTGTAACTGACGACCAGTATAATGATAGTCCCATCATCGATCTAACGGTAGACGAAGGTACTATAATCGACTTCACTGATACGGATCCATTCTCGGAGGGTAACTACTGATGTTCGGACATTTTTATCACAACTCCGTAAGAAAATTAGTGGTGGCATTCGGTACACTATTCAACGAGATAGACATCAAGAGATATAATTCTGATGATAGTGTCAAGGAAATTATTCGTGTTCCCATCGGTTATGGTAACAAAGAAAAGTTTCTAGTCAGGTTGAGACAGCCAAGTTCAATTGATGATGGGGTAAAAATTAGAGTAACTGCTCCTAGACTCGGATTTGAGATGACTGGCTTTAACTATGATAGTACAAGAAAAAGAAACACACTATCAAAAAGGGTATCAGATGGAGCAACAGTAAAAAGAAACTTTGCAGAGGTTCCATACAACTTTGAGTTTTCTTTATCTGTATTCGTTCGTCATATGGATGATGGACTTCAGATAATAGAACAGATCCTCCCATACTTCACACCAGAATTTATAGTGACGTTAAATAATAACACTATGGCTACATCAGTAGATGTTCCGATTGTTTTATCGAGTGTATCACAAAGCACCGAATATGACGGGGATTTGGAAACGGGAAGACTTATAACATTCGATTTAAACTTTATTGCTAAATCTTACGTTTATGGACCAATCAAAGAATCGAAAATCATTACTCAGACTATTACTACATTCTTCAATTCGGACTTCACAAGCACAGGTGGAATTACAGGAGCAACTGGTGCATTGTCAAGAGTAGACGTAGGAGTAACAGGACCGTGCGGTGGTGATTCTAGTCTCGCAACAGGATACTCTGCTGATACGAAACTATTTGTTCGCGGATATACCGCAGGAATTACAGGAGGACCAGGTATAGACATACTTGGCAATACAGTATGACAAAAAAATCAATCAGTGATAAGATCTCAGATGCTCTCGATATTAGCAAAGAAGAAATTGTTGAATCTAATATCGAAATTAAAAAGCCAAAAGAAATTCAAGTATTACCAGACGACGATTTGACTAAAGATTACATAACAGTTAGACGTAATTTAAAGGATCTAATTAAGACTGGAAGTGGAGCAATTGACGGCATTCTTAATGTAGCATCAGAAGGTGAACACCCCCGTGCATATGAGGTTGCAGCACAACTCATCAAAGTGGTAACAGAAACTAATAGAGAGTTAATGGATCTTCATAAGAAAGTAAAAGACATTGAAAAAGATGATGTCAAATTAACACAGAATAATACCACAAACAATGCAATATATGTTGGATCTACTAACGATCTTCAATCTCTGATAAATCAGGATAGAAGTAAATCTAAAAAGAAATTAAATAATGAGGATATTATAGATCAATGAGTGAAGGTTATCTTGGTAATAAGAATCTAAAAGCAGCAGGAACAAATGTAGAATTTACTAAAGAGCAGGTCGAAGAGTACTTAAAATGTGCCAAAGATCCTGTTCACTTTATTAAAGAATACGTTCGTATTGTATCTCTTGATGAAGGGCTGGTTCCCTTTAACATGTATGACTTTCAAGAGGATATGGTACGAAAGATTCACGACAACAGATTCGTGATCGCAAAACTTCCTCGACAGACTGGTAAGTCAACCACAGTTATATCGTACTTACTTCATTACATTCTATTCACACAGGATGTTAATGTTGCTATTCTCGCTAACAAACTAGCAACCGCTAGAGAACTTCTACACAGATTAAAACTAGCGTATGAATATCTTCCTACATGGATGCAGCAAGGTATTGTAGAGTGGAACAAGGGTTCTATTATTCTAGAGAATGGATCGAAGATTCTTGCCTCTGCAACTTCTTCAAGTGCAGTTCGTGGTGGATCATTCAACATGATCTTCCTTGACGAATTTGCGTTCGTCCCACAGGGTGTGGCAGAAGAGTTCTTCAGTTCAGTTTATCCCACCATCACCTCTGGACAAACTACTAAAGTTCTAATCATTTCAACTCCAAAAGGGTTGAACATGTTCTATCGTTTTTGGAACGATGCCATAAATGACAGAAATGAGTATGTTCCCATTGAAGTACACTGGTCTGCGGTTCCAGGCAGAGATGCAAAATGGAAAGAACAAACTATTGCAAATACTTCAGAGGAACAATTCCGTGGTGAATTTGAATGCGACTTCATTGGATCTTCTGCAACACTAATCTCCACATCAAAATTAAAATGTCTAACATATGAAAATCCGATAGTTTCAAACGATGACGGATTGATGATATACGAAAAGCCAACAAAAGATAGAATCTACGTCAATACAGTGGACACTTCACGAGGTCAGGGTAAAGACTATAGTGCTTTCATTGTATGTGACGTAACAGAGATGCCCTATAAGGTGGTTGCGACTTACAGGAACAACACAGTATCTCCCATGCTTTATCCAACAGTTATCCACAGCTTATGCAAACAATACAATGATGCACACTGTTTAATAGAAATTAATGATATCGGTGGTCAAGTAGCAGATATTCTTCATAGCGAATTAGAATATTCAAATCTAATTACAGTTCTTGTCAAGGGCAGAAAGGGACAAATTGCTTCTTGGGGTGGATTTGGTCGTAGTTCTCAAATGGGTATACGACAGACGAGCGTAACTAAACGTGTCGGGTGTGCTACTCTAAAAAGTTTGATCGAGGAGGATAAACTACTAATTAGTGATATGAACATCATGGAAGAGTTATTCTCCTTCATATCCAAGAGAAATTCATATGAGGCTGAAGATGGACACCACGATGATTTAGTTATGTGTTTGGTTATGCTCGGATGGTTAACAACGCAGTCTATGTTTAACGAGTTCATCGAAGGTACATTTAGAGAGAATCTATACGAAGAAAAAATTAAAGAATTAGAAGAAGAAATGACACCATTCGGTTTTTTGAATGATGGATTTGCTGATGAATCTTTTGTTGATGATGAAGGTGATCGTTGGCATATTGATAAACCAAACGATGGTCCAATGATATGGTGAACTTATGCGAAATGATAAATAACTTTGATCCGTTTAAATGATGAAATAACAGACAGACGGTCTTATCAAAGGAGATTAATATGGGATTTCAAGTCAGTCCAGGCGTTAACGTCACTGAAATCGACCTGACAACAATTGTCCCAGCGGTTGCCACTACTTCAGCAGGTTTTGCAGGAGTATTTCAGTGGGGACCCGTGGAGGAAATTACACTTGTTGATTCAGTAAATGCATTAAAAAGCAAATTTGGCGGCCCCGATAGCGATACATACGAATACTTTTTCACTGCTGCAAACTTCTTAGGATATGGAAACAATCTCCAAGTCGTAAGATCTGTAGGAACTACTGCGAAGAATTCAGCAGATGTTGCAAGCGAAGCAGTCTTAATCAAGAACGAAACCGATTTTGAGACAGGAACTAGAACTGGTAATTTCTTCGGAAAGTACCCTGGCGTATTAGGAAATGCTCTTGCTGTATATGGTTTCGATGGTTCCGCAGCAGTAAGTGGTCGTTTAGGTGTCACTTTAGGAACCGCGGCAACTCTCGGTATTACAATTCCAGTCGGAACCAGTTCCATTAGTATCTCAGGGACTTCTGGAGGAATTGGTGGGGGAGCCTTGAATCTTGAAAAGGGAGATGTAATCAATCTTCCTACGGGACAAAAGGTTACAGTACAAGCAATAGTTACAGGTTCAACACTTGCTACCATTAGTCCAGTTATCAATACAGCAGTTGGAATCGATACCATCAAGGGAGCAACTCTTGAGTCTAGGTACAGGAATGTATTCTCTTCATTCGATGCTACCACCGACGATGTATCCAAAGCAGGTGGATCTAACGACTTAGTAAATATTGCAGTCGTTGACTATAGCGGAGCGTGGACTGGCGTTGCAGGAAGTGTTCTAGAAACCTTCGAGGGACTATCTAAAGCAACTGACGGTAAAAAGTTTAGTGGCGAAAGTAATCACTTCAAGGATGTTATCAATGAACAAAGTTCATATATTTGGGTAGAGAACGACAGTTTCGTCACTACTGCCGCTAAATCAAATAACGCCTTTAACAACATCGCAACAAGTGCTACATTAACTAGTGCAAATGCATATGGTTTAACCCTCGGTGGAGGAGTTCAAACTAAATCAGATGGTGTAGCAGCAGTATATACTTCAGGCTATTCTAAGTTTGAAGATGCAGAAACTGTAGATGTTTCTCTTATTCTTGGTGGTCCAGCAGACTCGACAATCTCTAGTCTTATCATAGACCTATGCGATGCAAGAAAAGACTGCGTAGCGTTTGTTTCACCAGGTCCAGTTACTGACTATCAGAACAAAGATGCAGCGACTGCTACACAAAATGCTTTGGCATACAGAAACACTTCACTAAACAAGAGTTCTTCATATGCAGTACTCGACAGTGGTTGGAAGTACATGTACGACACCTTCAACGGCGTTTACAGATACGTTCCACTCAATGGAGATATTGCAGGACTTCTTGCAAGAACTGAAGCAGAAAATGAAGCATGGTTCTCACCCGCAGGTTTCAATCGCGGACAAATTCGCGGTGTCGTTAAACTTGCATTCAACCCAAGACAGTCACACAGAGATGAACTTTACAAGAAGAACATCAATCCTGTAGTGTCCTTCCCAGGCGAAGGAACCATACTGTTCGGGGACAAGACCTTGCAGAGTAAGCCAAGTGCCTTTGATAGAATCAATGTTCGTAGACTGTTCATTATTCTAGAGAAAGCAATTGCAACTGCTGCTAAGTTCCAACTCTTCGAGTTCAATGATGAGTTTACCAGATCGCAGTTTAGAAATCTTGTTGTTCCATTCCTTCGGGATGTTCAAGCAAGACGGGGAGTTACCGACTTCAAGGTAGTCTGTAATGAAAGTAACAACCCTGGCAGCGTAATCGACAGAAACGAGTTTGTTGCTGATATCTTTATCAAGCCAAACCGTTCAATTAACTTCATTCAACTCAACTTCATCGCTACCGCAAGTGGCGTTTCCTTCGAAGAGGTCGGCGGATAATCAAGATAACCCCCTTCGGGGGGTTTCAATTCTAACAGGAGAATTTTAGATGAACATTAAAAATTTCCAATCAGCCTTAACACAGGGTGGTGTAAGAACTAACCTCTTCATTGTTGAGGGTAAGATTGGTGCCAATACTAGCAACAAGACAAGATTTCTAATCAAAGCAGCAAGTCTTCCGCCATCAACCCTAGGTGTTATCAGTATCCCATATCGGGGTAGAAACATTAAAATCCCCGGGGATAGAACGTTCGACACTTGGAATGTAAGCGTTGTTATGGATGGCGATTATGAACTTAGGAATAAGTTTGAAGCATGGCAGCAATTAATTAACGGTAACGAGGATAATGTTCCTGACGTATCTGGTGGATTCTACACCAGTTCGGGATCAGCCTTTAATACTGATGTTTTCTGTGAGTGGAAGATTTCTTCCCTAAATAGACAAGGGAACGCCATTAAAACCTACTCAATAGTAGGAGCATTCCCAACAGACATCAGTGCTGTCGAACTATCAAATGATAGTGCAGATACTCTTGGCGAATTTACTGTAACAATGCAGTATCAATATTGGTTAACAAGTTCTGGACAGGGTAGTGCATCGGATAAAACTCCCGTAACAAAATCTACTCAGAATACGGATCCAGAAAACTCATTATGATTAGGAAGTGATTTATGCCTTTGAATATTTTTGGTTATAGTCTGGGGAAAAAAGATCCCATCGAAACTAAAATAGAATCATTTGCTCCCCCAGAGCAAGATGATGGTGCGTCTGTAGTTCAAGGTGGGGGCTTTTATGGCACTTATCTTGATTTTGATTTATACGTTAAAAATGACATTGACTTAATATTTAAGTACAGAGATATGGCACTACATCCCGAAGTGGAAATGGCCATCGATGATATCTGTAACGACTCTCTAGTCTACGATGACACTAAGCAAGCCGTTTCTTTGAACCTAGACAATACTTCTCTAACACCATCAATCAAGAAAAGGGTTATAGAAGAGTTTGATAACGTACTAAAACTATTAAAGTTTAAGGCTAAAGGACATGAGATCCTAAGAAAATGGTATATAGAATCTAGACTATATTACCATATGATTTTAGATCCTACGAGCCCCAAGAAGGGTATCGTAGAATTACGACCAATCGATCCAACTAAAATTAGAAAAGTCAGAGAAGTAAAAAAGAAGCCCATGCGGGACTCTTTGACACAACCCTACAATTTATACAGTGACTATGATGAATTTTATGTGTACAACGAAAAGGCTCATACGAGTGCAATTAATACTGCTGGTGCAGAATCGTTCGATACGGGATTAAAGATTGCTCCCGATTCTATCTGTTACATAAACTCGGGGTTATACGATACCACGAAAAGACGGGTATTCGGATATCTTCATAAAGCAGTTAAGCCACTTAATCAACTCAGGATGATCGAAGATGCTGTAATCATATACAGAATCTCCAGAGCGCCCGAAAGAAGAGTATTCTACGTTGACGTAGGTAACTTACCCAAAAACAAAGCAGAACAATATCTCCGCGATATCATGAACAGATATCGAAATAAACTTGTATACGATGCGTCTACAGGTGAAATGAGAGATGATAGAAAGCATATGTCCATGCTCGAAGATTACTGGATGCCACGAAGAGAAGGTGGTAGGGGAACCGAAATCACTACTCTCGATGGTGGACAGAATCTAGGCGAGATGGAAGATGTAGAATACTTTAAAAAGAGATTATATCGTGCATTGAACGTTCCCGTCTCTAGACTAGAACCCGATACTGGTTTCAACATGGGTAGAGCGGCGGAGATCTCAAGAGATGAAGTTAAATTTTTCAAGTTTATCGAAAGAATTAGGAACAAATTTTCTGAGTTGTTCTTGAATATACTCAAAACCCAATTGGTAGTTAAGGGTGTTATGAGTAAAGAAGAATTCGATGATGTATATCAGGATATTATGTTCGATTTTAACAAAGATAATTACTTCAACGAACTTAAAGAAACTGAAATAATGCGTGAACAGTTTGAAATGATGAGAGAAGTTGGAGAATACATAGGCCAGTACTTTTCTAAAAACTATGTCTA